CCAAGTTGGTTGTTAATAATTGTGATTTAACTAATTCGGTTGCTAATTTACCGGCTTCAGTTGCGTTGCCTTGTAACAATGCCATTTGTAAAGATAGACGCAATTTTTCCTGATCTGTAATCTTATTTTGCAAGGCTGCATAAATTTGAATTTGTTCTAAATCTAAAACAGTTGAAAACTTTTCAAGTTTCTTACGGTCTGCTTCAATTTTCTTTTGTTCTTCAATTAAAGCCTTTTCTTTTGCAATTGCGGCTAATCTTGATGCTGCTAACTTTTTTGCGTCTGCCTGTAACTTTAATTGCTCTTTAAAAGCCTTTACGTCCATAGTTCTTGAGACAGGGTTAAACGGTACTTTCAAGTTTGCCTTAGATTCAAATAAAGGAGAACTTGGAGATAGTGTTGGGTTTTTCAATCCTGTTTTAGTAATTTGAATAAACTCACCAAAACCTTTAATTAAATTGGCTATTTTTGAACCAATTACGTCAATGCTGCTACCGTATTTTTCAGGGTTACCAAAAGCCGCATCTAATGCCCCAACTAATTCTTTGCCAATCATTTCCTTAGCATCTTCAGTTTTGGCTTTCAAAATGTCCATTTTGCCAGCAAAAGATTCTGCTGCTATTTTGGCTTGACCTTGAAACCTATTGCTTAAATATTTTGTGATTTTGTCTAAATCCATTGTCTTAAGTTCGGCTTGACTTAAACCAATTTGAAGTTTACCAATTGCAGTATTTTGTCCTAGTGCGGCTTTTGCTAACGCATCTGTTACTGATTGTAAATCAGCGCCTGTTCCTGCTGAAGTGTCTAATGCTACTGAAAGCAATTCTTGAGCCTTTTTAGCATCTAATGTTGCATTGACTAGAGTCGTAAACGCGGGACGAAGTTGGTCGTCCAACACTCCGGTAGTATTTTGTAAATTTTGAATAAATCCTGCTGTACTTAATACAGAAAAACTTTGACCTAAATTCTCTAATGTTTTTGCTAATTGGTTTGCTGACTTCGTATCATCCGCGAAAGCCTTAACAGAACTTTTACTAAATTTTAAAGTTTGATAAGCGCCAAAAGCAATTCCAAGGGCTTTAGCAGACTTGGTTAATACGTTTAAAGATTTAGCAGCAGCCTTCGCACCTTTGTCTTTATAGGTACTAACAATAGGAATTTCAATGCCGGTTGCACTCATGCTGCTAGTCCTATTCTACGCTTTAGACTTGAATTAAATTTTAAAATTGCTGTGTCAATTGCTTTGAAAGTTGCCTTTGTAACTCTGCCTTCATCTCTTTTAAATGCTGCAAACAATAAACGACCTGAGTTCTTACGTCCTCTACCAATGCTTTCAAGTTTTGCTTCATCATTAACTGCCTTAACAAACTGATAACCTGCAAAAGGATTGTTACTATTGTAGTTTCTTGTTGCTCTTTTTCTAATTCCCTTGCTTCGGTAAGTTCCTTCATAACCTTGCACATACTCAAAACCTTGGCTTCCAACGCTTGAAATTGGCGCTCTACCTTGAGGGTTTTTTCTTCCTGCTGTTTCAAAGATAGCACCGGCGGCAGATCGGTTAAATAACTTATATACATTAACAAACCCTGCGCTATTGCGTCTTGATCTACTTAATGAATAACCAATGCCTTTTCTAATTACTAAAGGATTGTATTTTGGAAATCCTCTTGTTTTACCAGCAGTTCTTGAAACAACAACCTTGCCTTGGTCTTGCCAACCGCTTAATCCTTGAATGCGAGTTGGAACATTGCTTTGTGCATCTTTAGCAACAACGCGCATTGCATCACGTATTTCTTTGTTCATTTCTTTAAAAAGATCAGGCGCAAACTGTTTAAGTGCTTTTTGCACTTCAACGATACCTTTTACCTCTACGGGCATCTTCCACCTTTTTTGCTCTGTCTTTTAAATACGCAATTGATGCTAAAAACAATGACCTGTCCATGTTTAAATATTCGCTATGCGGTATGCCTGTTTCAATTGCTAGACTTGCAACTAAATAGGTAAAGTCATACCGCGTTACCCATTTGGGGAGTCGGCGTCCATGATTTCTACTTTTGCAAGTGTCTCAAGGTACTTGTCCCCAAACGGTGGAACTGTTACGCCGGAACGTCTTTCGGCTTCCCATGAAAGCCAATAAACATCCGATTGTTTTTCTTCATCTCTAAAACGTTTGTGAAAACCGGATTTAAAGTTTTGTTCAAACGCATACTCAAGAGCAGGTGTTATATCATATTCAGTTACATCACCTGAAGCCTTTGTGACTCTGAGTTTAATCATTTATACCCCTTAGAAAGTACCTGTAGTTGCAACGGCAATTGCGCCGTTAACTGTAAAGGTTACATCCTGCATGCCAATATCACTAACAGCGCCGCTAATGTCGGTAGTATTGTTAATAAGGCAGGTCATGGTATATAAAGGGTTGGTTGCACTTACAGCAGTTGCTTTATCCTGCAACAGGACAACAGTAACGGAAGTTCCCCATGTGCTTTGTAATGTTCCGCGTACGCTTGTTGAAGGGTCATTGTCATTTAGGAAAGAAATTGTCACTGAAGACGCTTCCAAGCCTTTTACAAATTTGTGACCTGTATCACCCATTGCGGTGACCTCAAGTTCATCAAATGAACGGTTTAGTGTGACGGCGGTCACATGGTCAGAAAGGTCAACGGAATTAACCTTTACGCCGACCTTGTTATTTAGAAATACAGCCATTGGTTATTCCTCATCTTTCTTTTGTAATGGTTTTGGCTTTTCTGTTTTTGTTATTTGCCCGACTTTTTCAAGCCAAGCCTTGTCCTCTGAAGGAACATCTATAATTTCACTCATTTTTTAACTCCAACTTGTCATGATTGAGACGGACATATCACTTGTTAACATTTCACCTGCAACGCCTGATAAAACAGTTGGTGCAGATATGTTGCCAACACTTACGTTTAATGTTGTTGACGCTGCTAACTTATTAAACACGCCAACAATCATATCTTCAATCCCATTTAGGTTGCCTTGGTTATCTAACATTGGGACGATCATTACTATTTTAAAATTAACTTTTGGCGCAACAGTATTGTAAACATTGTTTGACGGTTCAATGTACACGTCATCCGGTTGCACAATGACGCTGTTTGCAATAGGCGTGGCAGGTGGAAAGGCAAAAACCTGCCACACCCCAGCGTTTACGAGCGCTGTCGCAAGGGTTGTCCTGAGGGTTGTAACGGCAACCGGCATCAGCCAACCAATCCGTAGGGTGATAAATGGTTTGCAATTAAAGCGCGGATTCTTGCAATCAAAGTGTTACCCATGCGGTAAGGACTTGGTTGAAAATCTGGAGAAATTCCACCTGCGTTACTTGCCTGACGTGCCTGAAAAATATCTACTGCAATCATCATTGCGCCTTCTCTTATTTCAGGAACTGTTGCGTAATCTGTTCCATGAAATGCACCTGTAACTACTCCATAAGGTCTAACTAAATGATTTGTTTGATCTGCACCTGATGCCACTGTAAATGAAAAAGTATAAATTGTTGCTGCAGTTATTGTTCTTGTTCCGTTATATACTGAACCTGATTCTGTAATTGCTACGCTTTGACCAACAACAAAACCATGAGGGTTAACTGTCGTAACAGTTGCCGTTAAACTTTTTAATTCAGTTGCTGCAATATAAGCCTTATTAAACCACAAAAAAGATTTGATTATGTTTTCGGCAGATTGGCAGACTTCTTCAACAACTGTTGAAGTGTAAAGACTTCCAATTCCTAAATTCAGCCTTAATTCCGCTTCCGTCACGTATGTAGCCGGCAAAATTTAATCCTTTCTTTAAGTAAAGGGGCGAAGGCTTCCAACGCCCCTTTACGAGTGATTCCTATAAAGGAAAGTTTATGCAACCATCCACTTGTATGCGCCGGCAGCAACTTTAGTTGCAATTGCGCCATAACCATAGTAAGCAACGTCAATTTGACCAGTTGAAATAACGTTGGTCTCTAGACGGTATTTAGTTGACTCATACCATGTGTAAGAATCAGGATTGATAACAATCATTGTGTTATCGCCTGTTCCGTCAGTTAGTGCAGTTGAAACGCGAAGGTTTAATCCACCAATGTTGCCTCGGATATTTGTAGGTGTTAGATTTCCTGAAGCGTTCTGAGGATTAATTGTTTGTGTGAATACAGCGCGGTTTGAACCGTCAACTAATCCCATCAATGCACCCCATTGCTCAGGTGAAACAACTATGTTAGTTGCAAACCCAAGTGTTCCTTTGTAAATTGAAACTGCTGCATCTGAAATAAAATCTTGAATATTGGCTGCAGTTAATGTTCGGTTTCCACCGTCTGTACCGTTTGTAATTAATGCTGTTCCAACGGCTGCGTCAGTTGCTTTTGCATAAGCAAACTCCATTTGACGAACTAACTCAGCAAAAAATGCTGGAGATGATCTGTCCAATAATTCAACAGAAAATATCTGACGTCCTGCGTACTTGGCGACAGGAACGCTTAAGAACGCAACATTTTGGTCAGTCTGTGAAGGTGCTGCGCCCTCTGCTGTTGCTGCAACTGTTGGTGCTTGAGTAAGTTTTGGAATTTCAAAACTCATACCTGCATCAGGAAGTGCTGCTGAAGAAATTGAATCAATAAATGGACGATCAGCATTTGAAAGCGGATTAACAAGTTCTGTTAATTGACGTGTAGGAATTAAACCTGCGTTGTCAGTAGTGTCTGCTGCTGCTGCAAGGTATTGACGTGCTGAATCATCATTAAGATATTGCGCACGAAGAGTGTTTTCTAGGAATTTTTCCTTTGTGAACTCAAGACGTGGCTTTGTATAAATTGGTGCTGCTACTGTTGGACGAGAGGCTTCAACCGCAGGGGTCTCTACTACCTCGGACGCAACAGGTACATCAGGTTTTGTGTTTTCCACAATTGCCTCATTTTCTGTTTTGGTTTCGGTTGATTCTGCCTCTGCACTTGATGCAGCGACTGAAGTGACAGCAGCACTTTCAAAAGCGGCAGCCTGAACAAGGCTGACTTCCATAAGTTTTGCAGCACTAACTCTATATATTCCGTTACTGTTTTTTCCTTTAATAACTTCAACTCCAACACTTAAACCGGAACGAAGTGACTCACTAGCCTCGATTAAACTATCTGTTCCCCTAGTAGTATTAGAAATTTTAAACTCAGCATAAATTCCTGAATCATCTTCGTCAACCTTTTTCATGCGACCAATTGGAGATTTAGGGTCATGCTCAAGTAATAACTTAACTTTTGAAGGGTCATCAATTCGAATAGAACCTTTTTCAAATATAACTTTACCAACTGAAGTATTGCCAATTTCATTTTCAAACGGCACAATTTTGCCTGAGATAATTCTGCGAGACTCTGAAGCCTCTAAATCTGCACTAAAATTAATTATTTCCATTTGGGCTTAGTTCTTCCATTTCTCTCGCTTGTTCAATTGTTATTAGGTTTAGATTTAACATTTTTTCTATTACATTTAAACGCTCTAATGGGTTTGCTCTTAAAAATCCGGAGTCCATGTCAAAAGCAACAAATTGTGTTTGCGGTGACAGATCATCCATTGTAAGTCTTGACTCCACAGCCGATACATAAGGTTGCAGCGATAGCGCAACAAACTGACGCCTTTCGTCTTGGATATTAGAATAAGTTAATGATTGGTTTTGGTCTGCACTTATGTAGTATGCCGGAACATTACAAAGACGACTGATTTGGGTCGCCATGTATTGCAAACTGTCCACATAGGTCATGTCCTTCGGTGAAAATGAAGTTGGTTGAAATTCTAAACTTGAAGTTAAATAAGCGGTTGACCTTTCGGCGCGGCTGCGTCTCCATGCTGCCAATAATCCTGCAACTTCCTTTTCTCCAAGATCAGCGCCATTATTTTTTAGGATTCCGGCTGGAGTTGGAACAGCAGCAGCATTAGCCGCCGCTTTTTCTAAATCAATTGCTGCTCTCAAAATTCTTGCGCCGGCGTTAAG